TTTCTTCTGGTGGTTGCTTTGATAATCCATATATCTTTTCAAAATTAATATTTTTAGCTTCTTTCACATATTTTTGAAAATGACTAATTTCTTTTAATTCATCTTTAGTAAAATTATCAAATATATAATCAACTAAATCTTTTTTAGGTTTCTTTAATATTGTTTTAATTTCTTTGTCTGTTGTTCCTTTTTCTTGTAGTATTTCTTTTACATACTCTTTTAATTTATAAATTGGTATTAAATTATATAATGTTTTATTTTCTTGATTATTTTTATTTAATTCTTCTAAATTCTCACCACTACCACCTTTTAATTTAGCTTTACCCATTAATTTATTTGCTATTGCTCCCGTGTGTGTTAATACATTTGCTGTTGTTTTTACATACTGTGGCATTTCTTTTGCTAGTTCTTCTATATCTTGATATAAAAAATCACTTGCTTGCGGTGTAAATAGTCCCTCTGCTTCTAAACAATATTTTATGAAATTTTGACAATTATTTGTAAAACTAGAATAGGAAAAATATAAATGGTCGCCTACATTATTTCTTGCTTTTTCCAACATTTCATTAATTGTAAAAGTTTTATTTAATGGTATTTGATAAGTTTGAGTTTTTGAATCGTTTTTAAATGATGTATTAACATTTATAACTTCATTCTTTTCAATAACAACATTTTTATTATCTACATTTGCCACTAATTGTAAATGATATAATTCATCAAAACCATATTTTTTTTTTAATTCTGAAAATTTACCAAGTGATAACAAATTTAAAGTTTTATCTAATACTTTCATAATTGGTGTTCTACAAATTGTTAAACTTTTTATTGGAAAATTTCCGTATTGTTCTAAAGTTTTTCGTGATGTGTTATTATAAGAATCTAATCTAGGCTTAAAAACATTTCCTACTTTTTGGACAACATTTTGAACAACTTGTTTAACGTCATTAGCCTTTTTTTTAAAAAAATCTAAGAGCCCCGAACCCTCTAAATGTTCGTGTTGTGGTTTTAATTTACCAATAATTATTGAAACATTTTTATTTATTTTTTTTGTTTTATAACATTTTGGCATAAAATGAGTTTTTGGTAAATTACGGAATCTATAATAATTTTTTGTTTCACGATAAAATTTTTTCTTTCTATCTTTAATAAATTCTTGTGCGATTTCTTGTGCTTCTTCTAAATTACACGGTTTTTTTATTAAAATTGCGTGTAAAGCTAGCTTATCATTTGTGTTTTCCATATATATATATATATATAATTTAGATTAAAATTATATAAATATTTTTATTAATATTATTTTTATTGTCCGTATGTAATAGATAAAGCATTTTTATTACATACAGAACCAGACATAATACCGTTTAATGTATAAACAATGCTATATATTGGGTCTGATGAAGGATTAACACCATTAAATTTTATAACACAAAATAAAGTTGCAATTGCAGAAGATGCATAATAATATAGTATTATTGGTATTGTAGATATAAAAATAGTTTGTGTTTTATTAGCTGTCATAGGAATGACAATATTATTTGATATTGCTGGATTATATGCCCCTAGTGGTGTATTAGTTAAATATATCATAGCATTTAAATTTGAAGGGAATGGGTCTGGTCCTGATGGTCCAATTGAATTAAATGTAATATTTATATTTGTAAATAAAACTTCTCCATAATTTGGGATATATGATGATGTTGTTGGAAAATCAACTTCTAGAATATGCGATAAACGTTCATCATTACACTCAACCGTAAAAGGTGTATTACTTATAGGACATTTTAATGATGGAGTGTAATATTTACAATCTAAAAGTTGTGAATTAGCTAAAAGTAATTTTCCGGTATTAAATACAATACTTGATGAATCAGTAATAATTATAGGTTGATTTGTTAAAACTGGCGTTGGTGTTCCTTTATATTGTTGTATTAATAAAGTATCACCAGTAGCCCACATTTGATAATTTGAGCCTGATGTTCCATATGGATAAATTGCAGTATTTGTAAATAATTGATTTGTTGTTATAGGTCCAGAATTAACAATTGAACCCGAATTTAATTGTCCTGTAATATGAGCACTTGTTGATGCTATATCATTTAAACTATTTATACTTTGATTTCCTGCACCATTTCCAGATGTTAAAACTTGGCTCAATGTTGGATTTTGTATAGGTGGTAATAATGTATTATATGCTAATGTATTACAAGTTAGAGTTCCTGAAATGTGGGCGGTTGTAGATGCTATATCATTTAAATTTGTTATGCTTAAATTTCCTGCTGAATTTCCAATCGTCAAAGTTTGTGTTAAATTTTGTGTTGATGCTGATATTGGGGGATTTAATGTTGTATAATTCAATTGTCTGACGGTTAAAGCATTAACACCAGTAATACTTTGATTTCCTCCATCATTTCCAGTCTGAAGAACTTCTGATAAATTTTGTAGAGTATTAATTGAATAATTTATATTATTTACATTTATTTGTGATGTTAATCCAACATAAGCCGAACAATTTAAATAATAAGGAACATTTGGGACTGTTTGTGATAATGTTGGTTGTTGTGTTCCATTAATATAAACTTTCATATTTGTCCCGACTATTGACATTTCTATATCTAATGTAGATGAAGTATAAGCAAAACCTATATTAGCAGGAAAAAATGTTAATCTTCCCTCTGTTGGATACATATAAACACCATATGAAGGCGTTATTTCTGATAATTTACTCGAAAATCCTAAACTAATGCTATTAGACCCTGCATCAGGTCCAGTTGTTCCTAATACAATCGTGCAAGATAGAACGGGGGATGATACACTTTGATTTGAAATAAAAGTTGATGCTGGTTCATTATTAAGCATTAATATATTACCTTCTGTTGGTTCTGAAACTCTTGTTCCTAAATGAAATGAAACGGCATTATAATTAATAGGGGGGTCGAGTAATGTATATTTTAAAGTATTTACTGAAATATTACCTGTTGTTGTAATATCAGATGTTGAAAATAACGGATTATCTAAAATGATGCCTCCTATATTATTTGTTTTTAATTCAATTGCATTTGTTCCACCATTAATAATATGAATATTATTTAAAGTATAGCCTGCAGCATCAAAAGGTCCAATCAATGGATTGGTCAAACCACGATTAGAAATCGTATTAATTTGGGCTTGGAGGTTATTGAGTCTTGTATTTACGTTGAATGACATTATATATATATATATATTATTAGATTTTTATTTTAATAATTTAAAATCTAATTTAATATATATGAAAAAAAGAAATATTGATAAAGAAACTGAAGAAATTATAGAGACACCTATGGGAGATGATGATATTAAATTTTATTTACCTAATTCTAAAATTATAAAATATTCTGAATTATCTAAATATAAAAATATAGATGAATTATTACCAAATAATAAAGACTTCGTTTTTTGTCTCTACGAGGAGAGTAAAAATAGCGGACATTGGACGGCTTTAACAAAACATTTGAAAAATGGAAAACCAATTATAAGTTATTTTGATAGTTATGGTGGAAAAATAGATGAGCCACTTAATTGGTTATCAAAAAGTGAAAATATTAATTTACATCAAGATAGAAAATTATTATCTAATCTTTTAAATAAATGTCCTTATAAGGTAGAATATAACCCCATAAAATACCAAAGCGAAGACAAAGCACACGATATAAATAGTTGTGGAAGACACGCTACATTTTATGTTAAAAATTTAACTGATTGTAATAGAGATTTAGACCAATATTATAAATTAATGTATGAAATCAAAAGAGATAGTGGAAATAGCTACGATGAAATAGTAAGCCATTTAATAAATAAAATATAGCTTATATTAATATGGATTCTGTTATTATTTCTACAATTATTATAACATCTGCTGCTTTAGTTTATAAAATTTTTGTTATTTGTTATGCTTCAAAATGTAAAATCTTTAAATTTAGTTGTATAGATGGTCTGACTGTTGAGCGTCAAATTACACAAGAGCCTAGCATTAGACATTTAAATGATGTTGAATT